ACACACTAGAATTACATTTTTAATCCTGACTATCCCTTGGATAGACACTAGCCACGACAGGAGTCTCATATGGCTAAAACAACTTTCAGCGGACCAGTCCGTTCACTCGGCGGCTTTACAGGCTTAGTAGAAGCAGCGGGAACTGGCACAGAAACAACTAACTTTGAATTAGATTCCAGTGGTAACATTGACAAAGTTGGCGACATTACCAGCACGGGTACTATTACTACATCCAGTACACTGTCTGCTCGTCGCCCTGTTGATACTCGTTGGGAAGCCACAGGAGCCATTACTGCCGCTTTAACGATTGCACAGTCAGGAACAATAGTTCCCATTCACGGAACACTGGATAATATTGTTAATCTTCCTGCTTCAAGTGGTTCCAACGAAGGGGCTTACTTTGATTTTGTAGTCACCACAGCAGTTGGTTCTGGTAAAACAACTACTGTTGTTATTCCAACCGCAACGGGTAGTACCTTCCTGGGTCAAACTCAGTTGGCGGCAGGAACAGCAGCTAACCCTGTGATTACAAACGCAGGTGATACTTTCACCTTTATTGCTGCAACAGGAATCGGTGGGCGTTGTAAGATTGAATGTATTACTGACGACGGCACAAAACAAATCTGGGTTGCTACGAGTGCTTGTACTCCTATCGCTACTATTGGCTAGTAGAGTCAACATTTATTAAGGAGTGAAGTATGTCAGGTAATGATGTCCAGGCCCGGTACATAGGCCCAGCAGCATCTGATGATAATGGGATATCTGCTGCGGCTACGTTATCTGGAGCAGGAAACTTAACCATTGGTGGGGCTTTAGCCGATGGTGGGTCTGTTACTTTAGATGATGCCCGTAATATTATCATTACCAGTGCAGGTGATGATCGAGGTGACACGTTTACTATTACTGGCACAGACGAAACAGGTGCTGCTCAGACGGAGGCGATCACTGGTGCTAACGCTGGTGTTGCTACAGGCACTAGCTACTTTACAACGATAACGCAGATAGCTTGCTCTGGTGCCACCACAGGTGACGTTGAAGCTGGAACCGGAACATCCGTCGCCGCTAAGGTTACGGACAACCGGGTGCGTCTTCGTGGTTTGCAGTATGCAGGAAACTCAACTGGTGGTGTCATTGAAGCAAGAAACAGCAGTGCTACAGGATCTGTTCTGTATAAGTTTGACTCAGGCGCTGTAGCCGAGGTTGTTTATCCAACAATACCGGATGATGGCATTGTCTTTTCTGCTGGCGTGTATTTCGTTTATACGCAAACCGCTGTGGTAAGTTTAACCGCATTCTACGAAGGGTAGTATTGTATGCCTTTACCACTTGCTGCGATCCCCCCCGCTGCTGCTGCTGCTACAAGGCTTGCTTCAAGGTTAGGCCCTGGGGTTAGTAGATTAATGAGAAGGCTTGGAAAGGGTAAGCCCCCTCGCTCTAGTGTTCCACAGTCAGGTCCACAGGTTCCCACTGATTCTGGGGTTTCGGGAATGGTTCGACGTGGTGTTGGTGCTGCGCGTAACCCCGCCCTTAGAGACCCAGAACAGTTTAAAGAAGACCCTGAAGGCTTAACCGTACCGGAGCCTATTAATATTAGGGATGAGTATAGAAAACTTAATAAAAAGCTTGAACAGCTTACTAAGCCCAAGCCTAAGCTCGCCAGTAGTCAGGTTAGACCAACTCGCAAACCACTGAATAGAAAGAATAGAGGATAGTGTTATGGTAATGTCAGCTCTTACTAAAGCTAAGACCGCCTTAAAGGTCGCTAAAGAAGCTTTAAAAAAGAAAACAACCGGCGCTAATGTTCGCGCTGCCGCTCGGTCCACAACACCTAAGACAGACAAGATGTTGCCCAGAGTTACTAGGGCACAACGAGCTAAAATTGTTCGCGACAAAAGAAGGCGAGCAGTCGCCGCAGCTAAAAATAAAAATGCAGGTATCACTGCCGCCCGTAAGCCTATTAACAAAGCTGGCCGTGAGCTTGGAACCCCTTTGGCGCTAGCGGGAGCCACGCTAGGAGCTTTGCCCCTGACTAAAGCAAAAACCTACAGCGTAAAAAAGGGAGACACTCTTTCTCAGATTGCTAAGAGAGAAGGCATTTCCCTGAAGGATATTAAGGCCGCTAACTCAACCATTAAAAATCTTAATAAGATTAATGCCGGACAGAAAATTAAATTGCCGCGTATGTTATTGTCTAAAAACAACCCCTACAAGGGCATGACCAAGGCTGAGATGGCTGCTATTTCTAAAAAGAAACCTGTAGTCAAAAAGAAAATGGCTGGTGGTATGGTCAAAAAGAAAATAGCTGGCGGTGTAGTTAAAAAGAAAAAGGCTGGCGGTATAACCAGAGCAAAGCCAAAAATGAAAATGATAAGAGCAAAGCCAAAAATGAAAATGATAAGAGCAAAGCCAAAAATGAGAATGATAAGAGCAAAGCCAAAAATGCTAAGAGCAAAGCCAAAATGATGGGTCTACTAGATTCTCTTTAATAGAAGTGGGTAAACCCTCCGAAATTTGGTGCCTAAAAATTAAACGTAAATTGGTGTTTTAATGGATATTGAAGATATCGTTTACGGTGAGGTATCAGAAGAGAACAAGGACATTATGGCTCGGGAATTAAAGTTTTTACCGGACATAAAAAATCCAGAACGTATGGTGCCTATGCCGTTTGAGAACTCCTCTTTAGAAACAGAGGACGATTTGATTTCTATTTCTTCATTGTCGGGTGAATTATCAGATGATGAAATGAAATCTATAGACGAACAAGATGAGGATTTTGTTGAAAGCTCTTTTGTCCCGTACTTAAAGGACAATGGTATTGATGTGAACGAAGATGATATTTACGAAATAGTTGATGACATAGCTTCTATTGTTATGAAGGCTAAGTATAAATTTAATAGACCAAGACCAGAACAGCTTGCTGAGTTTCATAATGTAGAAATCAAACCAAGAGAAGGAAAGTCAGCAAATTCTCCATCTTATCCTTCGGGGCATTCGGCACAAGCAACCTTCCTAGCTCGGATGCTAGGGGATCAAAACCCTAAGCATAGGGTGGGTTTAATGGAGATAGGTGAAGAGATTGGAATAAATAGGTTAAAGGGAAATTTCCATTACCCGTCAGATCACGAAGCTGGCGTAAAGCTTGGGAAAGATCTTTACGATCTATACAAAGTAAATAAAGCTAGTGATACCAAAATTGATAAAGAAAAACGAACGAAGTATATTTGATTATGGCAGTATCAACTACAGCGGTATTTAACTTAGATATCAATGAGGTCTGTGAAGAAGCCTTTGAACGGGCTGGCACGGAACTTCGTTCTGGTTATGACTTAAAGACAGCAAGAAGAAGTCTTAACCTTATGTCCCTTGAGTGGATTAATAGGGGTATAAATCTTTGGACTGTTGAGGAAGGCTCCGTTGCTTTAGTTGCGGAGGATGGTTCTTACCCATTACCAGAAGATACAATAGATCTTTTAGAGCATGTTATAAGAAGTAATACTGGGACTACGAGTCAATCAGATTTTAATTTAGCAAGAATATCAGTCACAACATATTCTCAGATACCCAACAAGACAAGTACAGGAAGACCAACTCAAATATATATAGATAGGCAGAGAGACGCGCCTGTTGCATATCTTTGGCCGCTTCCAAGTTCTACTTATGCTGGGGACTTTTTGCAGTATTGGCGGATAAGGCGGATTAAGGACACAGGAATACTTGGTTCAAACGATTATGATGCACCTGCAAGGTTCCTCCCTGCCTTAACTGCTGGTCTTGCTTATTACATAGCGATGAAAAAACCAAACCTTACCGATAGACTCCCCATACTTAAAGCTGCTTATGAAGAACAGTTTAAGTTGGCGGCTGATGAAGACAGAGAAAAGGCACCTATTTCTTTTGTGCCCGCGTTAGATCGCCTAGCGTAATGGGTGTGTCATGAGCCAACCATATGCAAAAGGCGAATATGCTTACGGGTACTGTGACAGGACTGGCTTCAGGTATTCTTTGCGGGATCTTGTCTACGAGGTTCAGAATGGAGTAAGGACCGGGCTTCGTGTGGGAAGGGATGTGTTTGACCCAGACCAACCACAAAACAGCCTTGGCAAAGTTAAAATTTTTGATCCACAGGCACTAAAGAACCCCAGGCCAGACCAAGGTATTGTTGAGAGCCGGGGATTTTTTGGGTGGAGTCCTGTGGGGGATGGCGGTGAGGCTCCCGAAGGCAACGGTGCTATGGCCTTAACGGGAGAAATAGGAAGTGTAACAATATCAATCGCATCTAGTGGATAGTTAATATGGCCTGGACATTTGCAACATTAAAAACGGCTATACAAGATTACACTGACAACAGTGAGACCACTTTTGTTACCAATCTTCCTACCTTTATCCAAGAGGCGGAAGATCGTATTGTGGATTTGGTTGACCTTCCTGATTTTAGACAAAACGATTCAGGAAGAATATCTGCTGATAACAAGTACCTAGCACTTCCACCATCTTTTTTAGCTCCGTTTAGTTTAGCCTTAACATCCTCTGACACTGTTCAGTATTTAATAAATAAAGATGTTAATTTTATACACGAAGCCTTTCCTACAACGACAGCTAGGGGAACACCTGAATATTATGCGGTCTTTGATGCCACTCATTTCATATTAGGCCCAACTCCAGATGTTACTTACGATGCTGAAATACACTATTTACAAAAGCCAGCAAGCATAACGGCGGGTAGTGCAACTTGGTTAGGCACCAACGCAACAGACGCATTACTTTACGGATGCCTTGTGGAAGCATACACTTTTATGAAGGGCGATGCTGACTTGCTCGGGGAATACAAGGAGCGATTTGAGCGGGCCATAAGAAGATTAAAGAATCTTGGTGAGGGCCGGTTAACTAAAGATCAATACCGGAACGGGAAACTAAGAATACAGGAAAGCTGATGTTTGATCTGTCAACTGGTGCAATAAGAAGTGTTAGTGTTGTCACCTCCAATAATGGGGGGCATACTCCAGAACAGATTACTGAGTTGTGTGTGGATAAGCTGATCCACGTCGCTGACTCTGCACCCCCCGCAATTCGTGAGCAAGCCAGGGCTTTTAAGCAAGTGGTCCAGGGCGTTGTTTATAATCATATTAATGAAGCTGTTAGGAATGACCGCCTAACTGTAAAGGCTCATTTAGAGGATTTAGGCTACTCTGAGATAGCCAAGCATATAGGAGAATTATAATGGCTATTTCGCAAGCGATGTGCAGTAGTTTTAAAACCCAGTTGTTGACAGGCACCCACAACTTTACGAACAGTTCTGGTAATGCGTTCAAGATGGCTTTGTACACAAGCAGCGCAACTCTTAGTGCTGCTACAACTGCGTACACAAGTAGCAACGAGGTTTCTTCTACAAACTACACAGCCAAGGGAGGGGCGTTAACAAACGTAACCCCTTCAAACGGCAGTGGAACTGTGGCTTTTACCAGCTTTAGTACCCTTACCTTTAGTACAGTTACATTTACAGCCAGGGGAGGGTTGATACACAATACTTCTTCGGCTGATAAGGCGGTTTGTGTTCTTGACTTCGGGGCAGACAAAACATCAACGGCTGGGAACTTTACTATTACTTTCCCAACAAATGATGCGAGTACGGCTGTTATCAGGATAGTCTAATGGCGAATGTCAACGGCTGGGGTAGAAGCACCTGGGGTGACGGCACTTGGGGAGAAGCAGTACCGTTCGCTGTTTCTGGTGTCACGGGTACGGGAGCTATTACTTCAGTAGCAAGCGTTACTGGCGCGGCTACCGTAACGGTAAGTGGTGTTAACGCAAGTGCAGCAATAAACGGCGTGTCTGTAGGAATTGGTAGGGACGTATATGTCTCAGGAGTTAGTGCAACTGGAAGTGTAGGCGATGTTAATGTGTGGGTGTCCATTACACCATCTCAGCCTGATCAGGACT